CAAAAAAGTAATCAGTTAAATTTTCAAAGAAACGATAAGTCTGTGAATTTGCTTCACCATAAGCACGTCGAGCAAGGAACAACATTGTTTCCGACGGTGTGTAATGCGGGATAGCTAAATTGTTTAAACCAATTGTAGGTTGTATTGTAAACTTTCGGCTTTCATTTGTTGCAAAATTAACTAATGGAAATTTAGCAGTACCATATGGGAATGTTCTGCTTCCTTCATTTCTAACAGCAGTGCCAAGTGTTGCGAAATAATTTCTAAACGTATATTCAACAATTTGGTTTATTGATTTATTGGCAAACCCTTCTTCAACATCCGACGCAACGGCTGCCGAATAAGTAACTGCTGATATAAAATGAATATTATACCGAACACCATTCATACTTTCAGTAGGTACTAAATTATCAATACGAATAACCTGACACGCCAAATCATATTCAGTATCAAGGTCGTGGGATACAATTTTTAAAATTAATTGTTCTTCGCCAAGTAATGGTGTCTTGTCAAGGAAACCAACGGTGTCTAGGACAGCGGCTACACCACTCCATGAAGTCATACCCATCGACTGATTGATTTCAATACCATCAATCATCCCGGCGATATTTTCATCAAGGTTTGTGTATTTGTTTCTTAACGTAAATGAAACAATCGTATATGATGATGGATTAAATGCCATTTATAGTTTTATACTTTTTACAAATTCTTCGGTTACTTGTGGTAAATACTTTTTATCAATTAAAAAGATCTCACGTTTGTTTTCGTTTATTGCTCGTTCGTTATCCCAAATGCGCCAAGGTTTCCATTCTTCAGGAATAATACGTTTAATAATAATTTTACGACCTTGTTCTGTTCTGATAATAACTCGGTCTTCCTTACGAAGATAAATTGTTTCAAAACTTTCAGGTGTTAATTTGACTAGATCAACTGCCATTTATTAAACCTCCCTATACCAATAGATGATGTTTTCATCGTTATCTTCTTGTGTCCAATCGACTACATCATCACCAATCCTACCTGATACATTACCGTATTTGTCAATTAAGAAATCTTTAAATTCTGCTTCCGACAACGGCCACTCATGGTAAGGATCCATTATATTGTTTGCCATATAAACGAGCCAAGTATAATCAACTGAACCGTAATAAAAATTAGCAATATCCTCAGCTCTTTCACCTTCACTAATTGTATATGGTAAATAAAGTAAAGGGTTTGTACTTACGTTACGAACAAATTGATTTCTTCGTGTAATGTCACGTACCTGTTTACCTTCGTATGTTATAATTGGAAAATTTTCAAAATACTTTGCCATTAAGTTTCTCCTACCGCATTAGCATCTGCACCGGCGCTAACACCATAATCATTCGCAGTTTGAATTTCGAGTTCTTGGAAGGTTAATGCTATTTGAACTGCTGATGGTTTACCACCTTTCATAATGCTTGTCAATCCGCCAACTTGATAATTAACAGTAAACTGTGTAACCATTGAAGTTTTATATTGCATCCAATGAGTAGGATCAATTCCCAATAAAAAGATATCTACTGTTGAAGGATATGACAAGAATGCCTGTGTAAGACCAGCAAAATCTCGTGCTACAGGTAATGTCTTTTGTTTGAACCTTTCAACAATCTTTTTAATCAAAATTGAATCAGATTTATTCGTTGGATATAAATCAAATGTCATATTATGAGTTCTTAAATCAACACCTTCAAACGATAGTGTTTCTCTTGGGTTAACAGTATTTCCTTGCACCGTATCAAGTGTTCTGCCAATGTCACCTGGCAATTTACTACGCAAAAGGTATTGTGCTGACTTGGCGGTATCAGCAAGGCTTGATCCCATAATCGCCGATCCTGCTGCATTAATAGACATATCCTCAGGTGCATTTCTACCCATACCCGCTCCTAATGACATTAGTAGTTGTGGTAGATCTGAAACTTTTGAATTGCCAAAATCACCAGATGCAGCAAATTCTCTTGCCGCAGTAGCAAGGTATTCCGTTGTTTTATTTCTTTCAAACCCATTAATTCTAAGGTTCGTATCATCCTGTAGTGTTGTGGGAAAAGGTAGTTCAATAGAATTAATTGATCTTAATTCACTACCTACAGCTCTCTGCCCAACTCTTTCACTACTTGCGTTTAATCCACCGCCTAGTGCAGTTTTAAAATCATAATCTTTAAAAACGAACAGAACCGAATGTGGTACAGGCGATGTTGGAAACGATAAATTACCTTGAGTGTTCTTATTGCGCCATGCATTTCTGTCCAGCTCTGGGCGAGTTGATGTTTTCGCCATTTGATTCGGTCCTTTTCTTATAAATAGTTTATGTTCTTATTTATATGGAAGTGTGAGCAGGATATTGGCGTATAGTGGTAGGTTTCGGCCGAAAAACCCGCAGAAATATAAAGGTGACCCCACAAAGATTATTTATCGTTCGCTGTGGGAGTTTAAATTCTTTAGACACGTAGATAAACATCCTGATGTGATTTGGTGGCAAAGTGAAGAGGTTATTGTACCTTATAGATCACCAATTGATGGGCGGTTGCATCGGTATTTTCCTGATGTGATTGTTAGGCAGAAAAAGCCTGACGGTAAGACCGAAACATTAATGATTGAAATTAAACCAAAGGCACAGACAAGGCCACCTGATATTCGTAATAAAAGTACACTCAAAGGTCGTGTATCAAAACGCTATTTGAATGAGGTTAAAACCTGGGGTGTTAATGAAGCAAAGTGGAAAGCAGCACAAAATTTCTGTGCTGACCGCGGATGGAAATTTTTGATATATACTGAAGATCATTTAGGAGTTTAAAAATGGTAGCAAAATTATTTGACGATATACTATTAAGAGGTATCCGTGAAGGGCAAATCCCTGCACGTACTGCAGGTGCCAGAGATTGGTATCGTCAGCAAGCCGCTACAGTTGGAAAAGGTGAAGCAAAAGGTGAAAAACTTATTCGTGAAGCCGGTAAAGAAAGATATGAAAACAGATTTAGGTTAGGCCATATGTATATGTTTGCATATGATCCAAAGCACAAAAAGACATTACCATACTATGATAGGTTTCCACTTATATTTCCGATAAATAGAGCACAAGGTGGTTTTCTTGGTATCAATATGCATTATTTGCCACCCACCTTAAGAGCAAAATTAATGGACCAACTATATACTGTTGCCTCCAATAAAAAATATGATGAGACTACTAAATTGAGGATTAGTTATGACGTATTAAACGGAGCATCTAAGTTTAAGTTATTTGCACCTACGGTGAAACATTATTTAACAAAGCAGGTAAGAACGAGATTAGTATATATTAATCCTTCAGAATGGGATATTGCATTATTCTTACCGACACAAAAATTTGTTGGTGCCAAACAATCAAAAGTTTGGTCTGACTCAAGAAAAGCCGTAAGAGGAAGATAAATGTCTTTTAACATATCAAAATTTAAATCAAATATGGACCGTTACGGTGGACCTGCTCATACCTCATTATTTGAAGTTCAAATCATACCACCTGGTGTTAGAATTGAATCAGGATTAACACCAAGAGAACTTACATTTTTTTGTAAAACTGCCGCGGTACCAGGTTTAACTGTAAGAACAGAAACACTTGAACAGATTGGCCAATTGCCAAAACAGTTTCCCGTAGGAATGGATAACCAACAATTTAATACAATCTTTATGCTTGACTCCGACCATGCTGTTGTGAGTTATTTCCATTCATGGATACAGTCAGTTGTAAATTACGGTTCAAAAGGTGGAAGCTTTGCCGAGGTTGATGGGCAACTGCCGTATGAGGTGGGATACAAAGATGAGTATTCATGCCGAATGATTATCAAATATTATTCAACACGTGGCAAAATTGAAACTTATTATGAAACAATTCTTGACGGATGTTATCCAACAATCATTGGTGATATTGATTTGGCGTGGGAAAACAATGACAGCTTTGGCACATTACCTGTTGCGTTTGCATACGATCGCATTGCATTTAGTGGAGAAAAGGTTGGTTTGGTTGGAACACTTGAACGGTTTGGACGAGGTGCAGGATTGTTATCATTACTCGAATCAGTAGGAAGCATTGGTCAAACAATTCAACAAGGTTTAAGACCTGTTGGTATTCAAGATGCAATTAATAAGTTTACTAAAGTAAGAAGCGATTTCGATAATATATCAAAAATATTTAGATAATAAGAGAGAGATAAATTATGACACTACCAAAAATTGATTTGCCGATTTATGAGATGGAATTGCCATCAACCGGTGAAACTATCAAGTACCGTCCCTTCACGGTTAAAGAAGAAAAGATTCTATTAGTTGCTCAAGCATCTAAAGATAGTACACAAGAAATGGTTGCATCAAAGCAAATTGTAAATAACTGTTTGATTGACTATGATGTTAATAAATTAGCAATGTTTGATCTTGAGCTTATTCTATTAACATTGAGATCAAAATCCGTTGATAACTTAATTGAAATGCAGATCACTGATCCTGAGACAGAAGAAACTGTTGATATTTCAATTGATTTAATGGACACTGAAATTATTAAAAATGATAAGCATACTAACAAAGTTAGGATCAATGAAGATTACACATTAATTTTAAAGTATCCTTCGATTGATGAGTATATTAAGATTACTGAAATGGACGAAGAGGATCCATTGGTATCATATCAAATTATGGTTTCCTGTTTGGATAAAGTTGCATCGGAAGATGAAGTTTATGAGTTTTCAAAGTATTCACAAAAAGAAATAGATCAATTCATGGAAGATGTGACAACCCCGGTCGTTGACGGTATTAGACTATTTTTTGAAACAATGCCAAAAATAAGACACACTAAAACATACAAGAATAAAAACGGTGACACTAAAAACTTTGTAATAGAAGGAATGCGAAGTTTTTTTACATAATGTTGTGCCATTCATCACTGAGCGAATATTACCAAACGATGTTTGCTCTGGTACAACATCATAAGTATTCTATATCAGATATTGAAAGTTTGGTACCGTATGAAAAAGAATTATATTTTACAATGTTAATTGAGTTCATGGAAAAGCAAAACGAGAATAGGTAAGAAACATGGCTAGAGAATATTCCAAAGATACAGAAGCAATCATTCAAAGGCTTAGGGATGAAGGTGACCTGATCCGTAATAGTGGAACAAATTCATTAAAATCAGTCAGTTCAAAACTCGACAAGTTTGGTGATGTTTTCAAATCAATTAACAATGGAATACAAGCTCAAAGCGTAATGCTAAAGCAAGCACAAGGTATTGCGGAAGAACAATACGAGTACACAAAAAGACAACAGGAATTTGATGATTTAAAATCAGAAAAGCTTTCTGATGATACTCGTAAGAATGCCGAAGCCCGTGACGCAAAATTAATTGACGGTGTTACAAAAGCATTTAACTTAGGTAACCTTACCAAATTACTTGCAGGTGGTGCAGGACTTGCTGCGGCAGGCCTTATAGGTAAAGGGTTTATGGATGAAAGATTTCCTAATGCATTTGACGGTATCAAAGATACAGTAGCGGACTTGCGAGGAACTATTGACGGTATGAACCAGGCAGCCGCTGAATTAACACGAACCGTTAATGAAATAAAAACAGATATTCAAAAATTTAAAGATGCTGTACCATGGGAAGCCCTTGCGATCACACTTGCAGGACTTGCCCTTCTTCCATCAAGAGCAGGTCGGTTTGGCTTTGGTCTTGCCGCAGGTGCTGCTACTGGTGCATATAAAGTATTTAAGGGTGCAAGGCAAGGTGATGCTGGTTTAGCACAAGCGAAGGCAATTAAAGAAGCACAAGAGCGAGCAGCGAAAGAAGCAGCAGAAGCAGCGGCAAAAGAAGCAGCAGAAGTTGCAGCAAAGCAAGCAGCGGAAGCGGCGGCTAAGAAAGCAGCTCAAACTGCTGCATCTGATGATAAGTTAATTGCTATCGCGGCGGAGCAGGCAGCAAAAGTTGCAGCGAAAGAAGCAGCAGAAGCAGCGGCAAAACGTACGGCGGCAATCTCAGCATCAGTCGCATTGCAACAAGCAGCATATGCTGATGCCGCTGGTCCTAATAGATATAGAATTCAACCACCGTCATTACCTCACCCTGGCAAAATGTTTACAGCACCGGGTCAAATGGCCGCGCCTAATATTAATATTACAGAAACACCTTCTGGTTTTATTTATCAAGATATGGATAATAATAATAGGTTTATGCCAAGGGATGTGGCGCAACAACGATTATCAGCTGCAGGATTTGGACCTGACGGTTTACCAAATTATGGTAAGGCGCCTCGACAACCACGTGTCGGCCCAAGGGGTGGGGATGCTGGTTTAGCAGAGGCACGAAGAATGTTGCAAGTTGGAGAAAAGCAGGGTGCAGAACTTTTAGCAAATGCTGACCGAGGTTTGATGAAAAAAATGGTAGCATCTGAAACCACTAAAAT